AGTTGCGGCAACCCCCGCCGCCGGCTCGGCGATCGGCAGCAGCAGGCAGGGCGAGGCTTTGTTGAGCAGAAAGAATTCGGTAAACATCCGCGCCAATGGCGATCCCTGTCCGGCGAGATAATTCGCCTGCTGCAATGAGGCGCAGGCAACGGGCGTGTCGACGACCGCAGTGCCTGCCGCGATCTTGTAATCGGCGAGCAGTGCATACTTGGTAAAAGTTGGCGTGCCGGCTTGTGAAGGGTCAACCTCTATATACACTAAGGGCACCTTCCATCCCTGCGGAATATGGCTAAACGAGATTGGCATTGTTCATTCTCCTTTGGATTTCCTGGTTGACTTCTCGATTGCCTTTTCCTCGGCAACCTCGATGATGTCGCCGTCACGCAGCATGCGAAACGTATATTGATCGGCGGTCCATAGCCCGCCCTCTTTAGGCAGCGGGCCGTCGACGGGATGCGGCGGCAGGCCTTCGCGCTTTGGCTTTACTAGCATCTTTGCTGACACTTGTTCCTCCATTGATCGGAATGTCCCATTGGACTTCGATGAGCGGAGCGTGCGGATTGAGTAATGGACGCGCATCGATATGCAGCGTTTCGAATACGTCGGGAATGTAAGGCTCGAACGGAATCACGCCGAGATAGCAACTGAGATCGAACTGCAGCTCGACCACCGGCGTCTCGTTGTCGTGGCCGACCGAGCCGAAAATGTGCGTGCGCTCGCCGCGGATGAATGACTCGATCTTGTAATTGTTGTTGTTATAGAATGTCGGGTCGGAAAACAGACCGTTCTCAATTTCATACAGCGCTTGGTCCGCTCGAGCTTCGCCGACATCCGGATAGTTATTGATAACGATCACCGAGATGCCGATGCGCACGGTCGTCCGGAACCTGATCTCGCCGACGCCAGGGTCGCCTTCCGGCAGCATCAGTTCATTGACGAAATAGATCCCGCAATAAGGCAACTGGTCGACTTGTATCGGCAGCGACTTGGTCTTGCTAAAACTGAAATCCTTGAAGAAGGGAAAGCGCCGCACGCGGTCGAATACGCCGTCGCGAACCAATAAGGAATAAGTGTTAGTCATGGCCGCGCCACGACGATCCTCTGCAAGTGCAACGTCGTTTCCCCGCCGCCGTTCCGTATCGCATCAGTCACCTCGAACGATCCGGCATCGGGCAAGCCCTCGGCCGCGGGAACCATCACCTGATCGTGCTGGATCGGCGAGATGGCGAATTCGGCATCGAGAATGTCGAGAATGGTGCGCTGCTCGGAAATGATCGAGCCATCGAGTGCCACCACGTCAAGCCCCGCCGTGTCGAAGATGCCGCGCGCGTTGTAAGGCAGCACGCCAGGCTGGCTGGCGAAGGGAATGAACGTCACCGGACGAGCGAAGGTATCGAACGCGGGTAGGTAGACCATGCTGGAAAAGTTGATGGCCATTTATTTCCGCTTGTTCCTCTTGTGCAGGTTATAGATCTTCAGTGCACGGCGGCCCTTGGGCGCCACGAATTTTCTTTTCTTCTTCAGCAGCGCGACGATCTTCGCGTTCTGCTGCGGCATCTTTCTTTTCCTCGGCCTGCCAGGCGCTTTGGGCATGATGTGAGCATGGGCTACCCGCGCAAATTGTTTGATGCTCGGCCGCGGATGCTGATATAGCCATCCCGGATCAGTGACACGTAGCGGCGCCAGGCGGCATCTACAAAACGGATGATGCGGAATGCTTCTCCTTACATCCTGAAAGCGATACGGACCGCCAGCGGCAATGTCGCGGCAGAACTTGCACACCTCATTGTCGTTGGCGGTAACGACGCGCACCATTTCATCAGGCGCGAAGTGCCGACGCCGCTTCGGTTCAATCCTCTGGCCGGTCGTTAACACGACTGCATCCGGATTGGCCTGTTGGATCAACTTTAATAACTGTGCCGATAGCAGCGCCGCTTCGGTGTTCGGATCAGGCGTCATTGTCCCGCGCAGCATTCAGGCCTCGTATCGTGTGAAATGAACGAGCAGATCATGCGCCGCCCGCATCGCCGGCGTGCCGCCGACCGTTGCACCGCCGGCCATGCTGCGGGCTAAAATGTTAGGGTCGAAGTAAATGATTCTACTTTCCTTGTGGCCTATCATCCGCACCGTGGCATCGCCGCGCAGCGTCGCGTAATAAGTCTCCCTGCCAATCATCACCACCGCCTGCTTCAACGCCGGCGGCGTCTCCGCCGGGATATTCCAGCCGCCGGTGTAATTGATCTCGGTCTGATCGACGAACGTGCCGGAATTGAGTGTTATTTTGCCCCATTGGCTGTCGAGCATGAAATCGCCGTTCGCCAGCGTCAGCGCAGCACCATTGTTGTCGAAAGAATTAATATCAGCAGCGTGCACAGGATAACGAGCAAGAAACAATCGATGGCAGTCCTCTGGAATTTCGCTGAAGGTCTCGACCACGCCTTCCTTGCCGAAGATACGGTTATTGCAAAGCCGCGCCACTTCATCCGACACCCTATCAAGAATGCTTTGCAGCAAGGGATCCTGGGCCGTTCCGGTGATGTTCAAGGCGATCTTGAATTCGTCGAGCGTCATCAGGTCGACGGTCGGTGCTGGGTTGGTAACAACGATATTGGATTGCATTTAAGTCTCCTGCGACTCCTGCAGGCTCGGAATTACTTTATTCTTTTTTACTGCACGCACACGTAGAGCCTTGAGATTGCGACGAACTTTCTTGACCCGGTCCGCCTTATTTGCCTTCTTTGCTTTCTTTACTTTTTTGATTTTTGCCATTCGAGCCATCCCATTCATTTAGTTTCGAGATTGAATTGCTCAAATAATCCGCGCAGCTCGAGCGCTGGACCTTCATCACCATCAGTCATTATTGGCGTCGCTAGATAGTGGTGGCGATCGAGCTTCCAAGCTTTCAGCTTCGGTGCTGGTGCGCCGGGCGGCCCGATCTCGCCTCTGATCCCGCGCTCGCCGCGCTCGCCTTTATCGCCGCGCCTACCTTGGCTAGCAATGAGCTGCCAGCCGTCGCCGGGGCATTGACCGGGATTGTCTTGCTTAGCGATGAACGACCCGCCGTTGAGGCTGACGACGTTGAGCGCGAGATATTCGCTTTGCTCCGAATAGACGCCGCGAATCATCGGAGTCTTTCCGTCAATTCCGGCCAACGCGATGCATCCCCAGTCACCGTCAAACGAAGGGTCACGAGCCGTATCAGCACGTGCTTGATAAGAATTGCCGAGATATGTCACTACTTCGCCTGCATAATGAACCTTGCCTGATTGATAGGCTTTTACAATCGGCAATTTTCCGGGCGGCCCTTCCGGCCCGATGACGCTCTCGCCTTTTGGGCCCGTTATTGATTGGCCGTCTTTCCCTGGAGGACCGCGATCTCCTATTTCGCCTTTAATGCCAATCCCGGGATCTCCCTTGTCTCCCTTCGGGCCGATGACGCTCTCGCCGGGAGGGCCAGGAGGACCTCTTTCTGGCGGCGGTAATTTCGCTATGGCTTCGGCGATCATTCGCATAATCAAGGATGGATCAGCGTCCTTGCCGTCCTTGCCGGGCGGTCCAATTTCTCCCTGAATTCCGATTGCGGCTTCACCGGCCGGTCCCGGCGGCCCCGGCGGACCGATGATGCTTTCGCCGGGAGGACCGACCGGCCCGACATCTCCATCCTTTCCATCTCTAATTTCAGCGATCTTTTCCGTTAACATACGCAACATCGACATTAGCCGCAGTTCGCATTCGCTGTTTTGCTTTTCGATTCTGAGGATTGCGGCCTCGACCTGCAGCTCGATTTCATGTTTCTTGCGATCGACATCGCGTTCGAGGCGAGCCGCAACGATTCCAAGTTCCTCTGCCAGTAAATCAGCCGGCGAGACTAATGTGTCTGGCATGCGATGATCGAAATTGTCTACGGACTCGTTCGGCATCGGTCATGTCTAGTTGGGGTTGCGATGACGATGGCGCGGCCGGCACGGGCGGCGGCGCATGCGGCGCCGGCGGCGCCGGGACTTTGCCGGCAAATTCCAGCGGCACCACCTGCTGCTGGACGCGAGGCGAATCGCCGTATGGAACGTGATCCAGACCTTCCTGCTCGCGCGCTTCGTTGGGAGCAAAGATCCCGCCCAGCACGCCGCGCGCCAGCGCATCGATGCGATCCTTGAAGGCAGAGCGCAGCAGCGCCTTGGTATCGAATTCAAGATATTCGTCGGGCTGACCCTTGAGATTGAAGAGGACGCCGAAAGCATCCTCAATATGATTGAGGGCAAAGCCGAGCCCCGACGCGACCCATGCTTGCATGAGCGCTTCGGTGGTGGCGTAGCCAGTAGAACCGCTGCCGGCGAGATTGCCGAGGCCGAAGATTTGCAGCGGGATACGGAACGCCAGCGCGATGTTCTGATAAGACAGCTTCATGATCTCGGCGAGCTCGGCATCTCTCGCCGGTATGGCCCATGGCTGCGGCTTGAGGCCTGCAGTGAGGATTGGTGTCTTTCCCTGATTGAGACCTTTTGATTGTTCGTCCCACCTGTCGCGCAATGCCGCAACCTGATCCTTGTCGAGAACCATGTCGGTGGTCAGCACCGCCGACGGCCGTGCCTGATTGAGGAAGAAGGCAATCTGGTGCTGCAGCATCGCATTGCCGGCGGCAATATCATCGGCCGTGCTCACGATCGGCGACTCGCCCATGATCGGATACGGATAGCGACGGTTGGCATTGAGGCGAATGTGCAGCACATCGCGCGCCGGCACGACAAACTGTTCGTTTTGTGCTTGCGCTAATCTCTGGGCGATAACCGCATTACCGGCCAGCCGATAGAAAATATCGCCGGTCACTGCCAGCTGCGCTATGGACATGTAAGGATTCATCAAATGCAGTTCGTCGATCTCGAAACGATCATTGCGCAGTGCCAGCGCATAGGCATTGCCATCCATGTAGAGTGAGCGAACAGCGTTGAGCATGAAATCGGAAGACGACTGATAATCGTTTGGGTGCCGTAAAATTCGTGCCAGCGCGGAAGTCTTGACTCGATCGCGCCCCATCCTGTCATTGAGCCGCCAATGATCGCCGGGACACATGGCAACCGTTTGCGCATAGGCCGAGATGCAGGCCTCGACCATGGCCGAGCGGGAAAAGTCGCCGCCAGTGATGGAGAGGCCAGTTTGCCACCAGTTTGTCGGCACGCCGTCGGGAAGAAATCCGCCGCTGATTGGCAAATAGTAGGGCCCGGGTCTCGGCTGACCTTCAACCGCGCGCAGCACCGTGCGTAACGTGCGAGCGACGATGCTGCGCGGGCTCATGGT